GGAAACGGGTAGGTGAACAAAACTTGCGCCCCGTCGCCGGTGTACTGGATGCGGGGCGTCACGTCGCCGATTTGGATGTGTTCGGCCATCTCAAGCCTCCGTTCAAAAAGTTGAAGGGCCTACTCGAGCAGCGACGTGAAGCCGCCGAGGCCTCTCTCCACGGCGCCGAACGCCAGCCGCCGGCGGGCGCTGGAAAGCTCGAGCAGGTTGCGTCGCCGGCGTTCCGCGAGGTCGCGCTCCAGCGCCTGGAACGACAGCCCCAGCCGCTCGCGCTCGTCCCGGATGGCGCGCTCGGTGTCGTTGGCGAGCCCCGTCAGCACCGCTTCCGCCGAGCCGCCGCCGATGCCGATTCCACCTCCAATGCCCTGGGCGCCGAACCGCGCCCGCTGGCTGGCCAGCGCCCGGCGCAGCCGCTCGCGCCGGTCGCGCTCGCGGATCGCCTGGGCTTGTTCGGCCTGTTGACGCTGGAACTGCGCCGCCGATGCGGCGGCGGCGTTGTCGGTGCGCGCCTGCTGTTTGGCCTGCACCAGTTGCAGGCCGGTCTGCAGCGCGGTCATGGCGATGGTCGGGGTAAAGGCACCCATGTGTCAGTCTCCTCGGTCGGTTGATGGAAGATCGGCAATCAGCCGTTGACGGTGATCTCGGTGGTCACCGACAGCAGCGTGAACGGCAGCGGCGTCGCCTGCTCGATCCGCCACAACGGCTCGGTGCCGTCCCGGCGCCAGCCCAGCGCCCGCACCCGCTTGTCGCCGGTGAACGGCTGCGGCGGCCTGTCGAGAAGATCGTCGCCGAAGCCCTTGAACGGCACGTCGACGAACCCGCGGCCGGTGTCGAGTCGGAGCGCGGCGGTATCCTGGAGCCGGAGCGTGATGGCCACGGGGCGCACCTTTCCGCCGAGCGTGCCGCCCTGGCTGCCGCCCGCGCCGGCGTGGATCGCCGGCGGCAGGGGCACGATGGCATGGGTGTAGGCAAGCCCGATCCGCACTTCGCTCGCCGGCTCGTCGAGGGTGACGGCGCCGCCGCTGACCACGCCGTCGGCGCGCTGGGCGCCGTCGGCGACGATGGCGACGGTCTCGCCCTCCAGGTGGCCGAGGCCGCTCCACGTCGCTTGCGGCGTCGCCTCGGAGCCGATCAGTCCCGAATCGACGAACAGCTCGTCGTCGAGGACCTCGATGAACACGCCGCCGGCCCTGGCGACCAGGAAGTGCGGCTGATCGTCGACGACGGCGACGGACCGGAACGATCCGGCGGTTTCCTGCAGCGACCAGGCGGTGACCTGCTCGGCGCGGAAGATGGTGACGGTGGCGAGGGTGCCGTTCCCCATGACCACGAAGAACAACCGCCGCGCGGTGTCGAAGTCCTGGTCCACCGGCGCCTCGATCAGGTGCCGGGCGAGCGTCGCCAAGTCGGTCGCCTGGTAGGCCTGCTCGACGTCGGCGAACAGGAACTCCCTGAGCTCCGGGCCGTTGCGGGGAACGAACAAGGTGGCGCCGTCGACGTCGCGGGGCGGCACGGTCCTCGAGATGGGCGAGCCGACGCGGGTCTGGCGGCGCAGTTGCACGTTGGCCGGCGTCAGCGGATCGCCGGTCACCATCCACTCGGCGCCGGAGGTGAACACCTGCAGGTGGCGGCCGGAGAACACGGCGCGGATGGCGTTGACCTGGTCGGAGAGGATGGCGAACTCGATCGCTTCGTCGTCGAGCCCTTCGCCGAGGTCGAAGTTGAACAGCTCCGCCGACTTCGACAGCCACAGGCGATTGGGCAGATCCCGGGAGCCGCCGATCACCATCCGGTCCTGGTGGAAGGCGACCGACGCCGGCCAGCCACGGACCGCCGAGAACGACTGCTCCTCCCAGTCCTTGCTGGCGGCGGTGCCGACGAGAGTCTGCTTGACGGTCGCCTGGGCCCCTGTCGCCGAGGTGACGGCGGTGATCTCGACCTCCTTGTCCTGGATGCGGAAGCGGGCGCCGACGTGGCCGGCGACGAACACATCGGCGGACGCCGCGAGAGTGATGGCGCCGGTGGTGGCGCTCGGCGTCATCGTCACCGCGTCGGCGGCGAACTTGTGGTGCGGCTGATGGATGCGCCCCTGGTCCTCGACGAAGCTCCAATCGCCGATGGTCCAGTCGCTGTCGGAGGTGCGGGTGATCTTCTTCGGCGGCACGTCGGGGTGGACGACCAAGAGCGTATCGGCGCTCTGCACCCAGGCGATCTGCGTCACTTGCGCCGCCGTCCAGGGTGTTGCGAAGCTGGCGACCAGGGCTCCGTCGCGGTAAACGTCGACGAACTGGTCGGTGAACGCCAGCAGGTACACCTGCTCGGTGTTGAACTCGAAGGCGACCAGGCGGCCGTCGCCGCGGGCGGTATCGACGTAACGCAGACCGGGGCGCCGGCTGACGCCGCCGGTCGGATGGATGAACACGTTGCGCAGCCGCGCGGCGCCGTTGTCGTAGGCGCTGAGATCGCCGCGCCCGAGCAGGCTGGGCGAGATCTCGCCGGCGGTGAAGCTGGTCTTGGTGGTGGTGAGCCGGGGCATCAGGATCTTACCTCCACCAGCGAGAAGTCTTCTATCCGGCCGGGCGAGTCCTGCTGGCTGTCGATCATCTTGGCGCGCCGGAACTCGATGTCGGCGAGCTTGTGCAGGCTTTCGGCGCGCGTCGTGCTCTCGGTCAGCGGGATGCAGAACTCGGCCGCCAGCCGCGCGATCAGCGCCTGGTCGAAGAACGGCGGGAAGTCGATCTCGTCGGGCCGGAAGACATAGGTCAGCACCACCTCGCCTGAGTCGGCGTGCAGCCGCCGCTCGGCGATCCGGTAGTCGATGCCGCGGCCGCGCGGGCCTACGCCCGCCGACAACGCGCGCAGGAAGTCGGCCGGCAGCTGATAGGCGAAGGCGTAGTCGGCCACCGGCTCGGCGGCCAGCCTCGGCAGCGTCGCTTGCGCGGTGGCAAAGCTCCACGGATGCGCAGAGATCAGGGCATCACGCAAGCTGGGGTAGAGATTGCCGGCGATCTCGGATTCGGCGGTGCCTTCGTCGAACGACGCGATGGTGCCGGCGCCCAGCTTCAACAGCGCCCGCGAGGCGAGCGCGATGGTGGAAAGCGCCATGGAAGGTCTCCTTTCGGGGTCGGGGAGCGATTAATACGATTTCAGTTAACGATATTTTTCCGATAATCCGGAAAGTCGTCCGTAAGCCGGAAAAGTAAGTTAACTGAAAAACAGTAATTATTGTTATCGCTATGATTTAACTATGTTTTTCGTACATGTTATGGGCGAGAAAACACCGGCGCCCCGAGGAGGCTAAGTCCCCGGGGCGCCGGCGGTTGGGCGGTTTTCGCCGCCCGTTCGGGCTTGCTGCCCTAGTCGGTGTCGGTGCCGCCGACGGCGGTCATGTCGGCCGCATCGACCACGCCCGCGGCGTTGGCGTTGACGAGGAAGATGCCGCTCGCCGGCGCGCCGTCGGTATCGACGTTGGCCAGGATCATGTCGCCGACGCGTACCATTGCGGCGGCGGCGTTGAAGTAGCCGGCGGTGTCGACGTCGGCCGCCGCGTCCTGGGTGGTGTAGTGCCAGAGCGTGAAGCCGTTGGCGTAGGCGAGCACGCTGAGGTTCTTCGATTGGAAGGCCATGACGGGATCCTCCTTAGGCTTCGAGACAGCGCAGGGACACCACGCCGCTCATATCGACCAGGCACGAGCCCTGGCTCATCATGTTGTTGATGAAGTGGGCCGCCCGGTCGCCGTGCCAGGTGATGTCGGTCTTGACGTCGGATCCGACGGCATGGCCGACGGCGGTCTTGTGGTACCAGAAGCAGTTCCGCACGGAGCCGGACTTGGTGAGGCCCGAATGCGGCGACCAGAGAGTCCCCAGCCAGCGCTTGGCCTGGGTGCCCTTCCACGGCAATTCGTCGTCGCCGATGTAGTCGGCGTTGGCGAATTCGTCGATGGCCAGGAGTTCGCTCCACTGCTTCCAGCCGACGACGGCAAAGCGATCGCCGTCGTCCGGCACCTCGGCCTCACCGAGCTTCTCGAAGGCGATCA